ATGGAAAACAATGTATGAAGCATTAGCGGAAAACATAAATGCTCTAAAACTCGCTGGGAAAGGCGGATATTAATGAAATCATTGAAGGTACTTAAACAACCAAAGAAGATTGCAGTTGTTGCTGAGGAATTTTCAGACGCAGATTTAGTAGATAGTCTATCCAAAGCAATTGATGATTCATTGGCAGAGCGTAATCAGCCTGAATTTAAAAAAGTGAATGGGTTTCACCCAAGCTATACGAATCAATGCCCGAGATACTGGAATTACTTGTTTACTGGCGTGAGCGTTACGCCAGACTTCAGACCGCAGACTTATCGTATCTTTGATAATGGTCATGCAGTTCACGACAGGATTTATAAATACTTTAGAGACATGGGCATCCTTGTTCAAGAGGAAATCCCAGTATCGTATTCATCACCACCAATTGAAGGCACAGCTGACGGTATTATCAATTGGTACGGGGAAAAATTGATTGAATTAAAATCAATTAGCTCCGAGGGCTTTCATTACAGGAAGCTTCATAACAAACCAAAGGATGAGCACTATAGGCAAGCGCAAATCTATATGGAATGTTTGAATCTTGATAGCGGTTTTGTTATTTATGAATGTAAGAATAATCAAGAAATTCTGCCTATTTTTATAAAAAAAGATCAAGACTATATTGATAAATTATTTAAGAAATATAGAACTATTTATGGGAGTTACACAAGCGGTGACATCCCCGACAGACCATACAAGAGAACATCTAAGCATTGTTCTGATTGTAATGTTGCTGCTTTATGCTGGGGAGAAAGTGGTTAATGAAGAAAAAAGAATTTGTAGCAATCCAGATTGCGCAAAACAATTTATAGCAAAAGTTTATAATAGTATTTATTGCTCTGCTGAGTGCAGAAAGATTATTACTAACAAAAAGTTATTAGCAAATTATTACGAAAAAAAAGCTAATAAAAACAAAAAAAGAATTTGTAAGACAAAAACATGCACTGTGGTTCTTTCTGTATACAATAAAGAATTGATTTGTGAAAAATGCAAACGAGAAAGGTTTGTTCAACGATTAGTCGGCTGGGGTTGGGATGAGACCAAAGTGCGAGATGGTATGTAATGAACCTTAAGAATATTGTACACAAGAACGATAGCAAGGTGTTATCAATAGACCCGTCATCTCACTCTTTAGGGTGGGCAGTTATTGATTTTAGTAGCGGTCTTAAATTAGTAGATTGCGGTAAAATAAAGTTTACAAAAACTAATGATATTTCAATTAAATTTAATGAGATTAATTCTGGCATTAAAGAAATATGCAAGGAACATAACCCATCTGTTTGTGTAATTGAACAATCAGTTTACATTCAAAACTTCCAAACAAGCCGTGTTATATCTTACATAATCGGTTACACCTGGGGAATTGTTCAGACTTACTGTTTCAAAGTAATTGATATTAACCCAATTTTGTGGAAACGGGGCATTGGGTATAAGAATATATCCAAGAATGATAAGATAGAATTGAATACGGAAGCAAAGAAAAAGAAAGAAAGAAAAGATCGTGTTCGGCAAATTGTGATAGAATACTTCCATATGTCAAATGAAGATTTAGCAGATGATGATATTGTTGATGCAGTAGGCATTGGTCTTTGGTATTATCTCATGGCGGTTTCTCATGGCTCTTGAGCCGTACAAGGATAAGTCTTGGCTGTACGAGCACTATGTCAAGAAGAGAATGAATTTAACTGATGTTGTTAAGTTACTAAAACAAACTTACAACATTGAAATAACACCACAAGGTTTGTATAACTGGTGTAAGAAATATGATTTATTAAAATTTAGAGGTAAGGGAAGAAACCTTGCTGTAACTTCTAAGAAACCAAAGTCTCCTATGCAACAAGCGGCTGAGCGTAGGAAGCGTGAATTGAGAAAACAACGAGATATGAAAAAGAAAGGTATGGGTAGATAATGCAAAGAAGTATTACGGCAGGAGATTTAGGTTTATTTGCTGAGTTGAATATTGTATATAATCAAGCTCGGGTAATTGAGGCGAATCAGAATAAGACTAAGTATAAGTGTTTGGGCTCGGGTCATTGTTGCACTATTGGATTAACAATTCCAATGGCAGAATGTGCGAACATTGCTTTCAATTTAACTCAACAATTTTATTTGTACTTAGAAGATAAAGGTCAGGAGCATGCGGATGAATGGCTTAAGTCTGTTATTGATTCCTTAAAAGATGCAATGCATGATAAAGATCTTAAATTCGGGGGTGAAACAACTCGTAAGTGTGCTTTCTATAAAGGCGGTTGTACTATTTATGGCTTTAGACCGCTAGTTTGCAGAAGCTACGGAGCATTCGTTGGAGTTGATGATGTATGCCCTCGGGAGAGAAATATTTACGGTAATGTTGATTTCTTTACTGGTACGCCAGTTGAAGGAATGGTTCGGCACTATCAGGAGATATTGGAAAAGTATTCAAAAGATAAAGGCGAGAATTATGATGTTGTTGTGTATATGCCTTTGGGTGTTCTCAGCTTCCTTCTGACAACAGAGGATCTTCAGGAGTTAGCAGATACTACCGATGCAAGCATTTGGCGAGCAGTTGAAGGTTGGTATAATTACAGAGTTGAGTATACAAAAGTTCACGGACTACCATTGCCTAAATTAAGATCAGCTGCTGAAAGTGCAGGAAAGAAAATTGCTTTTTCTGTAGATGAGTAAAGTAGAGTGGAATGATGCAGGCTCCCATGTGGCGGGCACTGGGTATGCTGATGCTGCCTATCCTATATATGAAGCGTTATTCAAAAATGGATTGGTTTCCAAGACATATGTTGAGCATCTTGCTCCAGAGATTCCTGGCGTTGGGTATTCATTAAGGAATACTAAATTTACTAATCCCGTTGTGATTAACAATACACTCCCTGAATATTATGTTATTGGTTCTGAGTATTCAATTGGCTTTACATATTGGGAAACCAATCGTATAAGCGATGACAGCGTTGATGGAATGAACAAGATGGATGAGATTTGGACTACATCTGAATTTATGAAAAATGTATTTATAAACTCTGGTGTGACCAAGCCAGTGTATGCCTTTAATTTGGGTGTTAATCCAGATCTTTACTACCCTCATAAAAGGAAGCCTCATAAGCCGTTTACATTCTTAAGCATGGGGTCTCCTTCAACGAGGAAGAATTCTCAAATGTCTGTTGATGCGTTCATGCATCTTTTTGGTCGTGATGAAAATTATAAACTAATTTACAAATCTAACGGGGCTCCAGACGCTCGCTTTCATAAAGGTACGAGCAATCAGTCATCTATTCACGGGCATCCTCGTATTGAAGTTATAGATTGGAAATTAAGTGAAAGCCTTCTTTCTGCGCTATACGATGAATCAGACTGCTTACTATACCCAACAAGTGGCGAAGGATGGGGGCTGATACCATTTCAGGCAATAGCAAAAGGTATTCCAACGATCTGCACTAACGCTACTGCCTGCGAGGAGTATGCAGAAATGTCTGTACCTTTAGATTACAAATGGTCTAGCAAGAACATGGATGGTGTATATAAAGATACTGGGGAGTGGGCAGAGCCAAGTTTTGATGATTTGTGTGATAAAATGTTATATGTAGTTAAAAACTATGATGCTGTCTCAAATAAGACATTAGAAGGTGCTAAGTACATAAATGAGAATATGACTTGGGACAAAGTAACAAAGGACTATGTAGATAGATTATGTCAAATATTGAACATGTTAAACAAAAAAGTTTAGTAGAGAAAATTAGAGATGTTGAACAAGTTGGTCTTTTGCATGTAAAAGGTTATTCAATGAGGGAAATATCTTCACTCATGACATTGCCGATTAATGATGTTAAAGAGTACATTGATGAATATAAGTTAATATTAAATCAAACTATTGAGGAAGACCCGTTTTTTCTTGAAAAAGTACAATTTAATACAATTAAAGCTCTTACTGAATTTGATGAATTAAGTAAGGAAGCTTGGGAAACAATTAATATAGCAACAGATAACGGCATGGTTGCTGCCAGAATTCAGGCAATCAAGCTGGCTGGGGATCTTGCTACTAAGAAAGCTCAACTCCATAAGCTTATGGGTGGGAATCAAACAGATGGTGAATATATTGCCAGAATGCAGAAGGCTGAGAATGTTAATCAAATTTTATCAAAAATATTAAGAGATGTTATCTCAAAGCATCCATCTATTGCCGAGGAAGTTCGCAAGGAGCTTGAAATTGCTTTTGAGATTATGACAGGAAAACACACTGACATTGTAACCAACACTGCATTCACGGTAGAAGAAGATGAAGAACAGGGCTCATAATTTGAGATCTTTTGAAAACGCCTATAGAGATCATAATTTGAGATCTTTTAAAAAAGCCTATAGGGCTCATAATTTGAGATCTTTTCAAAACGCCTATAGGGTAGTATAGAAACATGTCTGATTTCTTAGGTATCAATCTTGAATTTAATGATTTTGATAGATTATTGCGCCAAGATGAATTTATGGAAGAACCTGTTTCTATTGAAACTTTTGTTCAAGATAAACACTATCTCGGTCTCCCCCCTCTATCTGAGATTCAGTTGGAGATTGTAAAGCATAGCACACAGATATTCAAAGAACACACTTTAATAAAATTATATGGCGAAGAAAAGGGAAAAGAGATTTACAAGAAATACACAGACAATGAAGTGATTTGTATGCTCGGCAAAGGATCTGGAAAAGACCATTGTGCCAGAATATCTATGGCGTATACCGTATATCTATTACATTGCTTAAGAGATCCTCTTGGCTATTATGGTAAAGCTCACGGTGTTTATATTGACCTTCTAAACCTTGCTGTAAACGCTCAGCAAGCTCAGAGAGTGTTCTTTGAACCATTAAAGAACTTATTGCTATCATCTCCTTATTTTAATAATGTGGGGTTTGAACCTAGAGTATCAGAAATATTTTTCTTTTCCAGACCTGTAAGATTATTCTCTGGTCACTCTGAATCTGAAGGTTGGGAAGGTTATGAAGTAATGACAGTTATTCTTGATGAGATATCTGCATTTAAAACAGATAGCGAATTGAAAGGTGAAGTGAGATCAAA